GGTGTGTTTGAAACGATTAATGGTGAAGTAATCGATAGAACCAGACAAACATGGCCTGCCGGTGCATGGCATCCGGTTGGTTCCGGTATCAACGAACCAGCGGGTTACTCACCGGATACTCTTGGTGTCGTCGAGGAAAACAATGCACCTACATGGACATCTGTTCCATCACAAACGCTGAAAGAAGAAGAAACACTCACTCTTGATCTGAGTCCTTACGCATCAGACGCCGATGAGGGAGATGCACTCACATTCAGTTTGGTTTCTCCTCCGTCGTGGGTAACAATTTCAGGTCCAGTCGTTACAATTGCACCAAAAGACGGTAATGAAGGACTATATACAATAACCGCAAGAGCATTTGATGGAACGGCAGGAACGAATACGACATTCAATATTCTTGTCAATAAACTTCCATCTCCCGGTAACACAGGCGCAGCATCATTCATCGTAGTCATAGGATGATTTCATGGCAAAGTACCTAAGAGCAAGCACAGAATCTACTATCAAACTCGGTCCGTTTCTCGACGAAACGGATCAGAAAACAGAAGAAACCGGTCTTGTGATCGGTCAAACGGATGTTCGCATCTCAAAAAATGGCGGAAACTTTTCCGCAAAGTCAGGCGCATCGGGTTTGACACACGACGAGTTTGGTTATTATGATTGTGTGCTTCTTTCAGGTGATGTAAACACACCCGGTAGATTAACAATCGCCATTGGTGCTACCGGTGCAGTTCCAGTACGAGACGACTATGTTGTTCTTTCACAACAAGCATATGATTCTCTGGTACTTGGTTCCGATACTCTTGAAGTCGATGTTGTAAAGGTAAATGGCGCTACCGCTTCTGTTGTTGGATCTGCATATCAGGCGATTATCAAGCACAATCGAGACGGTTCTACCGATGAATATACCGTAAACTGGCTCAAGAACGGAAACATCGAATCTGGTGTTTCCGGACCTACCATTCGCGTCATCAATCGCACAAATGGTTCTGATCTGGTTGGTACAACTGCAATGTCTGCAATTACTGCTGGTTCGCCTACTTTCAAGTACGACGAAGCATCAAACACGCTACAAACAAACGAAACTTATGATGTGGTTGTTACCGGAGTGATCGATAGTGCAACGAGAACCTTTAGAACACCCATATCGTATGTTCCAGGCACAACTGCCGGCGAGGTTACATCTGCCGTTTTCACTGATGCTAGATATACTTCTCTAACAGGTGATGTAGGCAATATCGAAACAATCGTAACCGGAATCTCTGCTGATGTTGCACTGGTGAAAGGATTGCTTGAACTATCACCAGAAGGAACAGTTTCGGGTTCGCCGTCTCCAACAACCACTTCCATGTATGCAAGCGAATTTGCAAGTTACGCATCTGGATCTCTCATCGATCGTTGGGTTCTGTTCACTACAGGCTCAAGAAGAGGAGATGCAGTAGCGATCACTTCGTTCAACGCTGGTATATTTGGTTTCACATCTCCCGGTGCGCCAAGCGCCGGTGATAAGTTCAGAGTTGTTGGTGCAATCGCAAGATAATATTTGACAGATCAATAGTTTCTGCTATAATCGTGACAAAGGAGTTTACTATGAGCATACAGAGGCTTGGTGTTGTTCGTTTGACAGATGAAGCAATCCTACCACAATTTGCAACATCACATTCTGCTTGTTTTGACATTCATTGTGACCTATCCGTAGCGGATAAGGTACAAATTTATTCCCCATACAATTTCAAGCAATCTGCAACCGCGTACGATGTGATGGTCGGGCCCGAAGGCAGATACCGTCTAAAACTAGATAGCGGCTGTCGCGCATTAATTCCGACAGGAATCGCTCTGGACATTCCGGAAGGCTATTATGTCGAAATTTATGCACGATCCGGTCTCTCTTTGAAAAGGGGTTTGCGTCTTGTAAACTCAGTCGGTGTTATTGACTCTGACTACAAGCAGGAACTGTTCATTCTATTGGAAAATTCGTCAAAATATATTACAACTATCGAACAATCTGATAGAATTTGTCAAGCCAGGATGGTAGAATTGACGAAAACAGTAATAGAGGAACGAGACAGTCTTACGGAAACAGACTCGAATCGAACAGGTGGTTTTGGAAGCACAGGAGTTAAACTATGAACCGTGAAGAATTATTCAAACATCATGAAGATTTGTGCAAGCGTGCATTGGAAATCATGAAGAAGAAGAATCATGATTATGCCGGAAACAGTGGAAAGCAGCCTTTTGCGAACTTTCAACGATGTGAAGCATTTGATGTATGCACTACAGAAGTAGGGTTCTTGGTTCGTATCATCGATAAGATATCAAGACTCTCTACCTTTGCAGAATCGGGAAAACTGGAGGTCGAAAACGAAAGTTACACAGACGCCGTTCTTGACATCATCAACTACATGATTCTTTTTAGTGCATATGTGGATTCTAAAAACCGACCATGAACCCATTTTACACCCGTGTTGTAAAGTACGGTAACAGCATTTTTCATCGTGGAGTAGATGAAAACGGAAATCGTTTCACTCGAAAGGAACACTATACCCCAAGTGTATATCTTCTCTCGAAACGAAAAGAAGATATGAAAACTCTTGCGGGTGAGCCATTAGAAAAACTCACCTTTGATAGCATTTATGAATACAGCGATTTCCTGAAAGAATATAGTTCGATCACGAACTATCCGATCTATGGTGTCACCAATGTAGAATTTCAATTTATTGGAGACAATTACTCTCACGAAATACACCCGAACATGGAAAAGATTCATGTTCTTTACATCGACATCGAAACGACATGCGAAAATGGGTTTCCGAATGTGGAAGATCCAGAAGAACAAATCATTGCGATTACCATGATATGTGGCGACCGAACAGTGGTTCTTGGTCTTGGTGATTACCGAGTCGATCATGTAGAATCTTACTCGTTTTACAATGAGCAGGAACTGCTTTCAAAATTTATCGAACTGTGGAAAGAACTTGATCCCGATATCATCACGGGTTGGAATGTAAAGTTTTTCGATATTCCATATCTTGTTCGAAGAATCGAAAGACTTATGGGAGGAAAGGCTTCTTCCAATCTTTCACCGTGGAATAAGATTCACCATCACGAAATTAAAACAATTCGTGGTATGCAGTCTTCATTTGATATTATTGGTATTTCTACACTCGATTATTATGATGTATACAAGAAATTCACCTTTGTCAATCAAGAATCTTATCGACTCGACAATATCGCCTATGTTGAACTAGGCGAAAGAAAACTTTCGTACGATGAATTCTCCAACATGAGAGAATTCTACAAGAAAGACTTTCAAAAGTTTATTGAGTATAACATTCGAGATACCGAACTCGTCAAGCGGCTAGAAGAAAAACTAGGTCTTTTGGAACTGGTAATTACACTTGCGTATTCGGCAAAGGTAAATTATCCAGATACATTCTCTCAAACGAAAACTTGGGACTGCATCATCTACCATTATCTTCGAGATCAGGGTATTGCTGTTCCACCGAAGAAGGTACAGCACAAGAGTGAGCAGTACGCGGGTGCATATGTGAAGGAACCGATCGTTGGTATGCACGATTGGGTGGTTTCTTTCGATGTCTCGTCGATGTATCCAAATCTGATCGTACACTACAATATCAGTCCGGAAACGAAAGTAGATGTCCCCGAAGATTTTTCGTTCGGCTTTAATGTAGATGCCATTCTTTCTGACAAGGATACCATCATTGAAAAAATCGAAAAACTTCGTAGTCTAAATTATACCGTCCCTGCAAATTGCATACCATTCCGAAAAGATGTTCAAGGTTTCATGCCTGCCTTGATGGAAAAGTTATATGAAGAGCGATCTTTTTATAAGAAGAAGTCGATTGAATCCAAGAAGGAGTTGGAACTTCTGGAAAAATCAGATCCAAAGTACCGCGAAAAACAGTATGAGATATCTCGATACAACAACATTCAGATGGTGCGTAAGATCCAATTGAATTCCCTATACGGAGCGCAGGGTTCTCCGTATTTTCGATTTTACGATATCGACATCGCAGAAGCCATTACGCTATCCGGGCAATTGAGCATTCGATGGATCGCAAATAAGATCAATGAACTTCTCAACAACACTCTTGGTACAAAGAACGAAGATTTCGTAATCGCATCCGATACTGATTCCATTTATATCACTATGGGCAAGTTGGTAGATCGATTCTGTGGAAAGATGAATCGAGAGCAGATTATCGATTATCTGGATAAGGCTTCTAAAGAACTTTTTGATCCGTTCATCGAAAAGTGCTTTGACGAACTTACCGAAAAGATGAATGCCTACAAGAACCGAATGTTGATGTCCCGTGAAGTTATCGCAGACAAAGGTCTATGGACTGCGAAAAAGCGATACATTCTAAATGTGTATGACTCTGATGGTGTTCGTTACGAAAAGCCAAAACTCAAGATCATGGGTATCGAAACCACACGATCATCCACACCGGATATCGTTCGCAAGCGGCTAACAGAAACGCTTCAGTTGGTGATGAACGGTAATAACGATGAAGTAATCAAATACATCGAAGCGTTTCGCAAAGAATTCTATGGTCTTCCAACGGAAGCGATTGCATTTCCGCGTGGTTGCAACGGCATGTATAAGTATTCCGATAGAGAGAACATCTACACGAAAAACACACCAATTGCAGTCAAGGGTAGTCTGCTCTACAATTATCATTTGAAGAGTCTTCGTTTGGAAAAGAAGTACGAACCGATCAACGAAGGGGAAAAGGTTAAGTTTGTCTACTTAAAGCAACCAAATCCTATTCGTGATAGAGTAATATCATTTCCAAGTATTCTACCAAAAGAACTTGACTTGCAAGCATACATCGATTATGATACACAATTCGAGAAGGCATACCTCGATCCGTTGAAGGGTATTCTCGATTGTCTTGGTTGGACAACAACAAAAGTAAGCACACTGGAGGATCTATTCGCATGAATGTTAAATATGTAAAACTAGTAACAGGTGAAGAAGTCATTTGCGATCTAACGGAAAGAACTCATTTTCACATGAGAAATCCTTGTATTCTTGTTCCAAATGGACAGAGTTCAATGGCAATTATTCCGTGGATGACATTTGCTAAATTTGAAAATGATACGGCGATTGTAAATAAAGATCACATCATTGCGATTGGTGATCCCATCGCGGAAGTTACCAAGCAATACCAAAGTGCCATTACAGGAATCATAACACCAAACACTGAAGTTGTGTCTACACCAAGACTTACTCTAACGGAGGGTTGAATGAGTTTTCTAAAGAGTATCATTAAAGAGTCTGGAAACGAATACGCTTCCATCGTAGACGATGGAATTGATGGGTCGGATGTGCATGGATTCGTGGACACAGGATCATACGCATTTAATGCTCTTCTGAGCGGAAGTCTGTATGGTGGAATTCCAAACAACAAGATTACTGCTCTTGCAGGAGAAAGTGCGACGGGGAAA